CATCGGACTCAGACTCGCCGTTTTCATCGCCAGCACCGGACGTTGAAGACTTGTCAGACTCGGGCTTGCCGTTTTCGTCGGTGGCTGACGAAGTGTCACCGGAGTCACCCGCAGACTCGTCGGAATCGTCCGCCGAGCCAGGCTCGCCAGCGCCACCATCAGAGTGGGTGTCAGTATCAGACTGCCGCTCGCGCTCGTCATGCCAAAGCTCCAGAGCAAGCGCCTTGGCTTCCTCGAAAAGCTCGGCGTTCCGCTCCGGGTCATCGGAGCAGCGAAGCGCCATCACGCGCTCGAACGTAGCCAGCTCGTCGTCGGTGAAGGGAACCTCCAGCGCAGAGCCGAGCTTCGCCTTCAGATTGATCCGGTCAATCAGAGAAAGACCAGCAACATCGTCAAGCTCACCGAAGAACTTTCGTTCGACGAGCGAAGCATAGCCGTCGCGCATCGGGCGTCGGAGCCCGGGGAACTTTCGCTTCTGACCGTTCTCGATCCGAGCATCCTCGACCACGTTCAGATACGCGCGCTGCCCTTCGGTCATTTCTTCGAAGTGGGCACCATCGGGAGTGTAGAGCGCGTGACCCGTTTCATGACCGACGAAGAGGTCGTAAAGATCGCGGTCCATATCCTTCCAGACCGGAAGGATCAACTCGCGCGTTCGCACGTTGAACGCAGCCGTATTGAACTCATTTGAATGGGTAATGGTAATGTCTTCGGACGCGAGGAGCTTCGCGAGCCGTTCTTTCGCGGAAACGGATACCTCCGCGAAGCCCGCGTATCGTTCATGAGCAGAAGTGGAAAATGCCATCAATTTCTCCCGATTACAGACATAAGGTAGCAAACGAGGGGCGCCCCGCAAGGGGTTTCCCCTCGGGGGGAGCAGAAAAAGTGATACTCGGAGTCATTTTTCAAAAACCCTTGTAAAATCAAGGACTTACGCCGAAACACGGTTTTCCTCCCCCAGAAACACCCTAAAGGTAAGCACGGCGGGGGGCGTGTCAAGCGGAGCAAAGATGACTCCCGGTCACTTTTCCCTCGGGGAGATTAGAATTAGGCGCTGACGGCGAGGCGCCCAGAGAGGCAGACTGAGTGATGGCAGTCTTCGGCGCGCCACTCGCCTCCCCACTCTCCATAGGCTATGTCATATTCGGTTACTGGCAATCCACAAGTGACGCAAGTATCATAAACCTCAGAACGCATTCGGTTTAGTTCATCCTCGATCCCATCATCAAGGATTTGTTGAGCTTCCGTTTTTAGTTCGTCGCTCTTTGACATATTACAATCCTGTCTTATCTTTGGTCGATTCGAACTCCACATCAAGAGCATATGCGATCTGCTTTTCGGTCATATATCTATCATCAACCAACTTATTGACGATGTGCTCGCACGCACGAGTAGCACCAGCGGTATACCCGCGCTTCCAAGAAACCCATGCTGCGATGGGAATGATCAAGCCCTGAAGGAAAAACAAAACAGTTGTGTCAAAAATCATCGGCCGAAAAACTCCTCGTATGAAAGGTCGTCAAACTCGTTCATGTCCTTGTTCTTATCGCGCTTCTTCTTGCTTGCCTTATTCTTCTTTGTGTTCTGCCGATTACGTCGTCGGTCCTTGCGCTCTAGTGTATAGTCGCTGAACACATCCACATCTTCTTCATTGAACTGCTGATTGCGATTACTCATTGGTCTTCTTCTTCTTTGCTGCCTTCTTCTTCTTTGGGGCTGCTTTAGGTTTCTCGGGAGGCGGTCCCACCAAGCCAGGAAAGGCTTTATGTACCAGCTCATGAGGCACACCGATAATATTTCCCTCTTTTGCCTGAAGAATCAATTCCGATTCACTCGGATGTAGATTCTCTAGCATCTCAATGAACACACTTTCGCGCTTGATATTCTGTTGAATCTTTCGCCCAGACTCTTCAAATAAATACACGAATTTGCGAATCTCTCTATCCAGAGGTGTACCCATTCCATATGGATCTTGATTCTCTCGGAACGGAGGGCGGCCCTGCGGAAGAGCCCAAGTGAATGAACCATAAGCAGATTGTAGAAGTGTCTGTATTGTTTGCTGGACTTTATATCCAGTTAGCATAGCGATCTTCTTTGCTTCATCATCTTCTTTATTGATCCTCTCGAACAACTCGGGAAGACTTTCACTAAAATTCGGCACCATAATCTCCTAAAATTCACCAATCACATCAAGTAGATTGACCAGTTTGTTTTCCACGAAGTAGCTATAAAGGTTTTTCCTTCCACGCTGACTCGCAGCTTCGGCTTCTTTCTTATATGTATTTAGGATTTCAGCCCTTATATCTTCCGGCATTTTGTTGATGTCGATCAATTCCTCATTTCGAGCATAGTTGCGAATGGTCGTTTCGTTGATGATCTTCGGATCGCTGTTTGAGTAATCATACTCGTTGATACCGATTGTCAACAACTCCTCCAGAGCTTTCGCTCGGAGCTGCTTCTGGCGTTTCCCCTCCACAACGAACGTGTCATCATCAGAGAGGACATTCGGAATCCCATCACCAGAATCACCACGGCAAATATGTTCTGCGAGATAACGAGCCGGAGCCTCATGCTTGACAAACTTCTTTAGCGTGGGCGACCATTGTGTCACATCACCGCGATTATGAAGCTGAATGAAGTCGCGATCTCCAGAGATGATCAACACCTTCTCCCCACCAACAATCTGGCACTTGTCAATCACGATAGCACCAATGATGTCATCTGCTTCTGCGCGATTGACACGAAGAGTAGCATAGGGGAAGTTCTCCCGCAACTCATTCTCAATCTTACCAAAGGCTTCAAACACCTCGTTCCAGTCAAGACCAGTCGATGCGCGAGCCTTCTTACGCGCAGCCTTGTAGAAAGGAAACCGATCCTTCCTCCAAGAATGGCTATCGTAGCAAAGAACCAGTTCTCCATATTCAGATGAAAACTGATCGCGATAGCTACGCAGGGAGTTCAGGATCATGTGTCGAAGAATGTTTTCATCGACATTCATTCCCTTCATCCACGAGTTGACGCCAGCCATTAGGTTGGCGATTTGGATTTGAGACATATCTACGAGAATACTCATTTTACCACCAGTTAGGAGCAGGGCGAGACTTGTTCCACTCTGCGAAGCGAGCCTTGTCGCCTTTGTAATATGCGCGGTATGCCGTTACCGTATCGTCGCACTTATATTGATCGGGCATACATTGTGGCGGCTGCGTGAACTCACCACACACAATGTTGCGCGGGAGCTTTGCGAGAGCATCACGCAGCTTGGTATCACACAAATGAGTTTTACCATAGCGATGGGTATACTCGTCACACAACGCAATGAAGTGATCGTAATGCCACGCATAATGAGAAGCACTACTTCGAGTCCATAGCGTTGAAGGATGATTCTTGTGCGTAGACTTATAAAGAATGTCAGGCACATTATCATCCAACTCGCGATGGGCCGTAGAGAGCATTTGAGCCGACTCCAGCACCATCTTCACAACGTGCCGATCACATTCCATTTGTGCTGCGACAGCAGGATCAGGGTCGAGATAGAAAATGTTCACGAAAGATCCTTTGCCGAATAAACCTTACAATCAATCCAACCATTCCTACCGTTGACGGTTTGGACATATTGGGTCACAAAACTCAACCATGCCCATCTTCCATCTTCCAGAGTTCGCGGAAAGAATAGAAAGACGCGCTTGTGATTTCTCGGTCCTTCTTGACTGCGCGCATAGAGTTCGGCATTGCGAGCATTACGTTCAGCATTTTTCTGTTCTGTGGTTTTTCCAATAATCATTGTGATCGTTTCTTTGCCATTTGTAATAGTTCAGTTAAATTGTTTGCGATTATTGATAGGCTGATCGCGACCCAGAACAATACTGGAAGAAATACGATCCCCAACCAGACGAGATTTACCATTTATCCCTCACTCTATCCATGATCTCATCTACGATCATCTCGATCGTGGGTTTAGGATCTTCATTTGTTTGGAGCTTGAAGTCTTCAGCACCCAAGTCGTATGCTTCACGCACAAGTTTTACTACATGATCTCTGGTTGTCATTTAACTGCCCTCAGGATGATATGGTTTTTGTTGATTCGACCGGTCACATCTTTGTCCTTTGCGTTGATGCTCGACATGATGCGTCGTAGCTTGACCTTTCCACCAGACAGAACGTCAGCGATGATACCATCGGTATACTGCTCGCGCACCTTCTTGCTGGTGGATACATCGGGGTCAAAATCTTGAAGCGTTGATCCCTTGACGGACAACCCAACAGGAGATTGATAGTGGAACAGGAAGCGAGTCTTGGTATCATACAACCACAACTGCGTGGCTCCAATGATGTTCGCAGGATCAACCGAAGTCAACTTACCATCTTCGCTCTTGTCGAGGTACTTCAAGTTAACCACGAGCTGCTGCGGGGTCTTTGCCTTTCGCTTGCGCGGCTTGCGCGTTTGCTTGACCGCATCAATACGTTGAAGTGTAGCATCCTTCATCGAAGAAAGAAAGTCATAATACTTCTTCTGTTGCGATTTGGTAAGAAAGGCATAGGCTTCAACAAGCTGGTCGTCCTTACGCTCCAACAACAACTTGATTTCGTCAAGGTTCGAGTCAAGGAACTCGACGATCAGTTTAGCCTGCGGGGCCTTGACCTCTTGGTGAACCAGAAACTTCTTGGCATCAAACTTGCTCTTCTTACACCCATCAACCAAAAAGGCATCAATCTCACCTTCAAGGTGCCCAATGATGTGTCGAGTTTGTTCGGCGATGCGCTCCTGAATGGTAAAGGTCTTCACTTCAGCCTGCGGAGCACGACCAAGGATTTCATCCAACTCTGCGCGCTCGCGCTGCTTCTCACGAACAAGCTGCTGGATTGCGGGAATGCGCTTCTGGAGTAGCCGATTGATATACGGGCCATAATCATATCCATCTTCAATACATCGGGCAAGGGCCCCATCAAGCGCGGTAATGAAGGGAGTGCCTGCGCGGACGAGAGCGTAGTCGTCTTCGCCCAAGTGCGCTTTGGCAAAGTCGAAGAATGATTGCCGTAGATTCGTGTCCTTGATGTTCTCTTGATACCACCGAGGATGATTCTTGATCGCCTCTGCTCGATCCGCTTCGGTAAGATTGCCCCAGTTTTCAATGACCGGAGCGACTAGCTTTTTGCGTGCCAATGGATAATCCTTTTTTCGAGTTATCCATATTATAGCTCCACATTAGAGCATGTCAAGTCATTCGTCGAAGAAAAGAAGGGCATCTCTCACGAAATCAGCCTTCTCGCCTGGGTACATTACCTGTGGTAGTGTTAGATATGGCAGATGAGCCCGAGTTACCCCTACAATGTCCGAGAAGTTGGTTCGGACATAATCTACCGCTTCGGCTGGCCATTGGTTTGGGTCAAACTTGAACTCCGGCTGATTGGTGGTACCAACACTATTGGTCTTATCATACACATATACATCGTTGGTATCTGTGCTGACATATCTCAAGTTACCGAGTAAGTGATGCTTGATGGCCCACAATAAATGCGTGAAGTCGTCGGGTATCATAGGATATTCGAGGTGATGTAGATCGCGCTCGACAGCATTCGCAGACACGAACAGCGTCACCTCTCCTCCGGGGCAACCATTCTCAATGCCAGCATATAGAGGATATGTAGGAACAGGGCTGCGCCAGTTGAAGTTACTATGAAGCCACACACCTGGCACCAACTCCAAGTGTCGTTGCGGATCATTGCTCGGCCCCCGACGCACGCTGTCAGCATTCGGACCAACTCCGCAGTAGTCAATGCTGGGATCAAGCATCAGAAGATCGTCGATCGCCCCGAACGCGCAGGGGTAAAACAGATCGTCCGCGTCGATCATGATCAGATGTGTGTATCCTTCATCACGGTAACGATCGCGGAATAGTTGAAGCACGCTATTGTGCCCCATTCCGTTTCCACCATTACTTTCCGTGCGAACAACTTCATGGTCCGGCACGATCTTATTGATCGTATCGTAATACTTTTCATCATTCGTATTACAAACGACCTTTACATCCCACTCAAACGGGTGGTCTTCTTGATCGTGAATACTATTGACACATCGTGTAACCTCTAATGGTCTGGTTAGATCAGAACATAGAGGGGCAATCAAAAACTTCACTCATCTTCTCCCAGCTCGACTTGCTCGGCGATCCACTTATATGTATGTTCCATACCCTCACGCAACGGGCGCGTCGGCTTCCAACCAATCGAAGAATGAAGCTGCGAGTTCTCGGAGTTGCGCCCTCGGACACCGAGAGCGGTATTGGTTAGATTGTTCCAAATCTTCAAGTCCTTACCGGAGATGTCGATTGCCATCTGTGCAAGCTGATTGATACTGACCATCTCTTCCGATCCGATGTTCGTGGGACCGAAGTAATACTCCTCTTCGGTTGCCATTAGATCCAAAGATGCTTGAATACAATCGTCGATGTAGAGGAACGAGCGGGTCTGATCTCCCGGTCCCCATACTTCAATTCGATCACCGTCCTTCGCTTCAGCAACCTTACGACACATCGCAGCGGGAGCCTTCTCGCGACCACCATCCCATGTTCCCATAGGACCGAAGATGTTATGGTATCGACAGATGCGTGTGGTCAGCCCGTAGTTACGACTGAACGATTCATAAAGACGCTCGCTGAACAGCTTCTCCCAACCGTACTCACTATCGGGATTCGCAGGATACGCGGAGTCCTCGACGCAGTTGGGATTGTTGGGATCAAGCTGATTATGCTCCGGGTAGATACACGCGGACGACGAGTAGAACACTCGGTCGACCTCATTCTTGACACACTCACGAACGATGTTGAGGTTCACGAGCGCGCTATTGTGCATCACGTCTGCGTCGTGCTCACCCGTGAAGATATACCCAGCACCACCCATATCGGCAGCGAACTGATATACCTCATCAAACTCATACTCAGCAAAGATGTTTCGCACGTTATCAGGATCACGAAGATCCCACTGAAAGAAGTCCTCGGCTTTCGTTTCGTTATACTCGGGGAGGTTGATGTCCACACCAACGACACCGTGTCCGTCTTCAATCAAACGGTTGACCATATGGTTTCCGATGAAACCACCCGCTCCACAAACAAGGATTGTCTTCTCTTTGCTCATTTTATTCTCCGTTCTGCATATCATAGTAAACATACCAATCTTCAAAAGGATGGATAGCATCATACGTCACATCTTCATTAACTATAATGTATCCTTTGCTTTCTAATAGTGATTTAGCTTGATTTTTCGGGCCCTCTCCAGCACGATACGAATCATGCTCATATGTTATCACACTAAACACATATTCATCCAACGGTAACCTTTCCAACACCGCCAAGGTTGCATCCGGGGGATGAATATCCAAGCTCAAATAGTCTATCCGAGAGGGAACATCATATTCAGCAAAGACACTGGAAAAATCCACCTTCGTCGCGTCTGCCAGAATGAAAGGAGAACTCCGATAGCGTTCAATGTCCGCTTGGTATTAAGGATCAACATCAAACAACAACCCATCCCAATCATATGAATCTTCTAGTAGAAATGTGTTGCTAGAGTCTCGATAGAACGCACATCCAATATCAATGAAGAACCCTTCGCTCTTCCATTGATTGCGTTCCAACGCAAATAGATCCTGTGCTGCCTGACTGTTAGATATGATCTTCATTTCACTGCCCAATGAACCGCGTGTTTCCAGCGAAGTCTTTCTTCCAATACTGCGCCACGCTCACGCATCCACCCATATTTGATCTAGGTATTATATATCTATCCTCGCTGAGTTCGTGAACAATACCATCACAGAAACACCAGATAGCACTTTCAGTGACGTAAAGCTCTTCGGCATTGACAATCACCTTATACCAGTCGTAAATGTTGTAGTCTGGACTGAAATCATCACAGGTAACGATCGGAATATCAAGATCAGGAAGAGTCAATTCCTCTTTATGGGAAGATGTGCTGTGAACGAATGCGTACCTATCGTAACCCGGCAAGTTCACAAACCGATTGTAGACATAATCCTCTTTGACTTCGTTTCTTGTCCATACAAGATTGTGGCGCTCTTTGAAAGGAACATTTGCAACACGATACTTCGCGCGCTCGAATCCCTCTCCGGGTCGCTCGTTCATGGGCCCGGGCCCGCGATCGGCTAGATTCAAAAAATATTCACATCCATAATCCGGTGCCATTGCAATGGAATCCTGAACATTGAATCGCATTCGATTCTCGGGTGTAAGATCCCTCTCGTGTCCGAGTGCAATGGGGATAACGTAATCCAGACACTCCAGATTGCGATACAGCTCATCACGAACGGGCCAGTAAATCTCATACCCAGCATCAGCATACCATTTGGCAATCGGCGCACAGATTATCAGATCCCCGCACGCACCAGGCTGTAGTAGCATGATTCTACCTTTAGACATTGTAATCCTCGTAAGACTTTTGCTCACGAAGACCACCAGCATCCAACTCGTTGATCTTCGACTTTACGTCAAATCTCTTGTCGTTCGTGACATACACGGAACGGGCGAGTTTAATGAACTCATCATCAAACTCCTTCTGTTTCTCCTTCACCCGGATATTGTCTTCAATCTCCCACAGCTCGGAGTTGATGAAATAGAGTTCATCGTATAGAGATTGAGGAACAACCACCCCACACCCATTCAGAACCACGACAAGCTCATGGTGCTCGCGGCGGACATCTTTTAGCTTTGCCTCATTAGTGATTCGCTCTGACTTGATTCTGAGGATACTGATCTTGTCCACAAGTTCACCAAGAGAAACAGGAACCACTATACTCACGATGCTCCCTCCGTATCAACAGGAAACGCTGACATCAAGAGATCCAAGTCGATCTGTAGATCGACCGGCTCAAACAGTCTGAAGTCAAAGGACTCAAGACGATCCCTGCCGGGCATGATTCGGATCGGATGGTACTTCTTGATGCCAACCGACTCAAAGTAATCATAGAACTTTGTGTAGTCACCCAGAACCTTATCGCTAAACTCAACCCAATATGAAGGGATGCCATATGTGTCAGCAGCGATCAGTCCGTGCAAAGAACTTGAGATGATGTTCTGGCACTCAATAATATCATCAATCACGTCTTCAGTGTCGTCGCGAAGGTCGATGATCCTGACCTGCTCGTAATTGCCATAAGCTCTCACCACAGCATCATAGTCAACAACATGAGGAATGATACCCAGAATAAACTCATCGGTTCGGTTTGCGGGATAGAATCTAGGGAGCAAGAGAGCAGGATCTCCGTATATCTCCGGGCAGCTCGCGCCACAACCCAAAGCAATCTGCCGAGAGATAGGACCGCGAACTGCGCGAATGTCACACTTCGGATTCACCGTGTCTGTCAGACGGGCAAGACCAGCTCCCCACACGATTGACGATTCGTTCGCGTGGTTGAGGATAGATCCGATCATAATCAGCTTGGACTCGGGTGAATCCTTCGGGATGAGAGTGGGAACCTTTCCTGTGATCTTCTCATAGATGTAAGGGTTCAGCGCATCACCAAAGTTGTTCGATACCATCCAAAAGATATTGCCACTCATAACACAACCGCCATTCCGGTCCCACGAGACAACATAAGATGCAAAGGAAGATCAAGTTCAATGTGATAGTCTGGATTGATGTCCAGCAACGCTTCTCTAATATCATTCTTACTTGGATAATCAGGAAGCGCACAGTCTTCTAAATCATCAATCAGAATAATGTGATCATTTCTAGTGCTATGTTGCTTGATTGTCTGAAGCTCTCGGATGATCGGACTACCAAATCTACCATCTCTATCATCGAACGTGGTTTCACCACCGGACCCATGCGCGTCAAGGAAGATGATGCAAGATTCTGTTTTTGTGGGAAGCACTTCGGCAAGAAATGAATCGGAGGTATCGTTATAAAACGTGATGTTTGAAACATGCCCGTATGTATTCTTCGCTTGATTGTAAAGTTTCTCCGAAAGTTCTACTGTATGCACCTCATCAAAAAACATCGACCAAGTGTAAGCACCATATCCAAGATTTGTTCCGGTTTCGATTACACACTTAGGTACCTCAGGAGACAGAACATCCAACCAGACCAATAACTGAAAAAACCAATATCGGTGGCCAACTGGCTGAAACAATTCATTTTTATATAGATCATCTAGTTTCTGAAATCTCATCTCAAATATTCCTCACCAAATGTAATCAACTCGGGTACGCTGTTCTTTAATATGTAGTCAACGTATCCGCGCTCTTCTGCGATAGCGTCGAATACAGACGCATCAAAATCAGGCCAGTATAATACACCGGAAGGGAGATCAGCAGGGCACAGATCAAGCCCATTGACAACGGGGTCATAAGCAGCATTGATCTCATCGACAGACTTTCCATATTCGACATACTCAAAGGTCTTATACCAGAGTTGCTTGAGAGCATAGAACCTCACATTTACAGATTGGAGATGAACAAAACCATATCTCTCCGACATTGTATGGGGAGCTAGATTGATCGGAGGTGTGCGTGGTGTGTGATATTGACCAAGCGACAGATCGAACTTACCAGTGTGCTTCATCGGAAAAATGAAGTCGCGATAGTTGGACCGATAGGCAGGATCGGTTCTGAAGTGATTCATATCACCGGCCAGATTCCATTGATAGGTAAGGAGCTTGTTCCGGCTCGCCATCTTCATT